GGTTATGATGTCGTTGACCCAGAAATTCCATTTGAGCCTTTGATGCTTGGTTCCGACTTTGTTGAAAGTTCAGCTTCAAAAGTCAGGCACATGTTGATGGAAGAACTTCGTGACATGTATATGTCTGATAAGGAATGGTACAACAGGTTAATATAATAAGCAGGAGATTAGAATGGAAGCATTTTATATAGATGGTTGGGCTATTCAAAATGGCGTTAATGGCGACACAAACGGAAGACGTACACTTGCTTCTAAAACCTTTGGAAAAAGCACTGCTGTTATCGTTGAAGAAGGCAAAGATAACTATGCAGCTATAAAAGCATCAACTGACTTCAATGGAAAAGTTGATGAATACACAGTGCACTTTACACATTTTGCTGAAGCTCTGCACAGTTGTGATGAATGGCTTTACAGAAAACATAATTTGGGATAACTAACATGGCAAATTATTTTATTTTATATCAGTACAGATATACTGAAGTTTGTCCAAAAAGAGAACGCTTTGCCCATGATGAGCATGGCATTAGTCAATTTACGCGTACATTTGAAGGTTTTGCCAAAAAGGTTGTGTATTTCGGCGAAGATAGAAGCGCAACTGAATGGGAAGAACTTCTTGAGCGTCTTGAAGATGACATTGCAAAGTCTATTCTTGAAAAAGATATAGAACACCGCGACAATGTAGATGTCCAAATTATCGGAGTGTCAAAACTATAGCAGGAGAATAAAATGAAAAAACTTAAAGAAGAGCAGCTTTTGCATACACCTGTTTTTACAGTTGTTCGAAAAGAATTTGAAGGTGTAAACTTTTCGCCAGTTGGCCTAAACTGCAATGATTGGGTTATGGTGATTGTTGTTGATAAAAATTTCAGAACTTTGGTTGTAAGGCAGACACGTTGGGGCCTTGAAGACAAGACTATCGAGTTTCCTTGTGGAACTGTTGAAGCAAATGAGCCGCCTGTAACTGCAGCTATCCGTGAGTTGATGGAAGAGACTGGAATTGAGAATGTTGACACATCTGCACTTCGTGAGATTGCATGTTTCAATCCTAACCCAGCATACTTCAACAACAAGATGCACATTTACCGCTATGACATTGATGAGATGCCTTTAAAGTTTGGCGAGCAGAAACTTGATGAACATGAAGATTGCGAGCCTTTTGTTGTAAAATTGGGTCCATCTTTGTATGAGCAGCTTTCAAAACATGCAATGGGACTTGCAGCTATTGGTGCAATCACGATGAGTGGTCTTGTTGAGGTTTGATAACAATGTTTGTTCTATCTTCAATTGCGTTTATTATCTTTGGTGTGATTTTCTTTTGTTATGGTCTGACTGGTCCAGTTTGCCAAATCCATGGAGATGAAGGACCTGCTTTTATGGCAGTTGGTGCTGTAAACATATTGCTTGGAACTATCATCGCTTTCATTGGTATCGTGTATTGCAATCATCGTGAGGAAAAAGAGACAAGCATAACCGAAGCATTTGAAGAAATTGGACAAGAAGACCCAGTTGAAGAGAAGGATGACGAATACTTCTATAACATGCTTATGGAAGATGATGAAGCTTACGAAAAATGTGTTAAAGGCTGGCAAAATCATGCTAAAACATATATACCAGTTGATGGAAAAACGCTGCAAATTCCAGATGCTGTTATAGAAGATGTTATGTCTGAGCGTGAAATTGTATTTCCAAAACGAGTTGGTGAGTCTTAACAACAAAGCGCTGCTTTTTTGAGAGGACAGAAACCTATAACAAGTTTTCCGTCTTCTTCAAATTGTACAGCATATTCATCATTCAACTGTCCATTATCGAGCGCTTCAAGAAGATAGTCAAATGCTTCTTGAGCATGCTCGCCTTTCAAATAGAAAATATTGCTAATTCCAGTCCAGCGAAGTGGCTCATTATTTTTTCCTTTAAACCAACCACGTGGCTCACCGTCTTTTACATAAGGCGCCAACACATGACGTAATATTTTTACTTGATGAAATTTAGTTTTGTCACCAACATAAAGATACTCATGAAAATCATCATTAATACGAACTGAAATCCAGCCATCAAAGTTTATTGTATAGCTTTTTGCAACTTGTGTAATTTCGTCTCGTGTAAACTTGAGCCAATTATGCTTTCTTTCCACTGTGTAATCTCCCAAACCATGTTGTTATTTTTAGATAATTTTTCTTATAGTTATCGTAGTCAAACTTAGAAATCCAATTTTGTGCTTTTTCATACATGTCGCTTTCAAGCTCGCATCCGATAAAATTGCGTTCAGCTAATTGTGAAGCTATAGCGCAACTTCCACTTCCAGCGAAACCATCAAAAACAGTGTCACCTTTCTGTGATGAATTCATGATGAGAGCGTATAAAAGCAGAATAGATTTTTGGCAACTGTGTATCTGCTTCTCAGTTTTTGACAGATAATATGGCATTTTGAAATTGTATATCGTATCACTAAACTTAAATGGTGGGCGCTCAACCTCACCAGAGTAATAGTTTAAGATGTTTGTGATGTTTTCTTTATAGTTGAATAAATCATCTATATTGTTCAACACGAAGTTGGTTGGATGTTTGGTTACCAAGATGAAGTCTTCTCTTTGGCTCTTAAACTTATTCTGTGCTCCCCTTCCTTTTTGACGACATATCGATTTCCATTGGTCAAAATGAATGTACATACCAGAGTTTTTTACAGCTTCGATTAATTCTAATAACATAGACGGGCCAAAGAAAATCCAAGCGCTTCCGTTCGGTGTGAGAACACGTTTGCATTCAGTAAGATAATTTGTTATGAGTTCAATATATTCTTTTTTAGACATTTTATCCCAATCTGAATTTTTCATATGTGGTGAAGCATCAAAAGAAATCGCGTATGGAGGGTCTGAAACGACAAGGTTTATGCTGTTATCTGGAAGCTTTTTGAGCCTATCGAAACAGTTTTCATTATAAAATTCCATAACAATTTAGTTTAAAGTTTGAACTTTCACTGTATTTTTCATATATTATACATGTAAAGAGGAAAATAAAATGGCAAAACCAATCACTGATGAAGAAAGAATAATCATCAAAAATTATATTGTCGACTATTCAAAAGCTTGTCCTGAAGATGACTTCAGCATCAAGCAGTTTCCAAACTTCGGTGAGCTCGATTGGTATGTTAAAAGATTTCCAGAGCTCATGGACCGCTGTATGGAAGGAGATGACGAAGTCGATAAAGTCATCGTTGAAGAAATTCAGAAATTTTTGGACGCGAGAAAAAATAGCGATATTTAACCCACCTTACTGGTACAACCTTTCTTGTGAGAAATGTAAACATTATGTGCCGCCTAAAATTGATGAAAACCTCAATGTTGTTCAAGGTTTTTGTAAACGTAAGTATGATGAAAAATGTCCTACTGTAGTTTACAGACTGCATAAAGTTGAAAATGATGAGCTTCAAAGCTTGGGAATAAAGATATGAAAGAATGGACATCAGTTATAAATGAAGAAAATCTTAAAAATCCTAAATGGAACATTTATTTATATTCATTTTCTGATAGCAATGGCAATGATTTGAGAAGGAGAAGTCATTCATTAATCTATTAAAGAACATGAAATTTGACCATATTGTAATGAACCCACCTTATTCTGGTTCATTGCATCTTAAAATCCTCAGAGAAGCTATAAAACATAGTGATGATATTGTGAACTTGAGCCCAGTAGAATGGATGCTTCGTCCATTTTCTAAGAAAACATGGACTTCGCTCTTTAATAACTATTCTGTGGATATTGGCGCGCATTTGAGCACTTTGAGTATTATAGTTAAAGATGACGCTGCCAAAGCATTTGATATTGGTATTGAAAGTGACCTTGGAATATATCATCTTACTAAAGAAGGCGGTTTTGACTATGCGAACTATTATAAAGAGTTTTCTAAAGAAGAACTCAAGAATATAAACCGTTTTGGAAATGGTGACAACTTAGCAGCTCATATTGTGAAATATGATGGAACACAGAAACATTTTGTTCCACTAAGGAAAGATGCCATTATGGAAAGATGGTGGAAATATCAGCTCATAAATTATTTGGATATTATTGAGAACGGTAAAGTTTATTCAGGCGACTATATTGGAAAGACTATTATTGAAGCTCGTGAAGCAAATCCCCATGAAAATGGCCGCAACAATGATAGAGATACATTTGGTATTGCGTTTAATTCATTAGAAGAAGCTATAAACTTTAGAAATTGTGTGAAGTCACGGCCATATATTTGGATAATTTCATTATTTAAGAAGAGCAAACGTTTTCCAATGGAAAGGCTGCCATATTTAGGCGACTACACCCATCCATGGACAGACGACATGTTATACAAATATTTTGGCCTAACTGATGATGAAATAAAGACTATTGAGAATGAGGTAGAATAAAATGACAGTAAGTGAAAAACCAAGGCACAATGCTAAAGTGCGAATCCAATATGTTGATAAAGGAAGAACATTTGAAGCAATAGGTTATTACATGTTTTGCGGTGCAGACTATGGATTTGTAGCCGCAGGATTTTATATTCCAGATGAACAAATTACAAATTGGGAATATGTTACTATTTAAATGGAGGAAAAAGAAATGAAAAATCACATTACGATTGAAGACATTAACGCAAAAATCGTTGACAAGAAATTCACAGTTCTTGAAGATGGCCGCACAACTATTTGCAACCTTTATCTTCAGAATGGTTTTACTGTTCGCGGTGAGAGCGCATGTGTTGCCATTGAAAACTTTAATAAAGAGATTGGCGAAAAGATTGCATATGAAAATGCAGTTGATAAGGTTTGGGAATTGGAAGGTTATCTCTTAGCCGAAGACAGGTATCGCGAAAAAGTTAATGTATAATATGTATGACAATTGAAGAAGAATATAATTCCTTTGTTGAAGAGCAGTATGCTGGAAAGTCTTTAGAAGAGCGCCAAAAATTAGGGCAGTTTTATACTCTTATTTTTAATAACTTACTAATTTTATATGAATTATAGAAAACTTTATTTAAGAATTATTAAAAATGCAAAGTATGAAGAGTCCTTAAACAAAAGGAACAGAAAAAACGGAATTTATTATGAGTCACATCATATATTGCCAAAGTCTATGTTTCCACTTTGGAAACATAGAAATAGTAATATTGTCTTACTTACTGCACGAGAGCATTTCTTTTGTCATCAGCTTCTTGTAAAAATTTATGACAACAAAGAAATGAATAATGCTTTATGGTTTATGACAATTTCAAAAAATAAACGTTTAGTTATTTCTTCAAAGGAATACGAAAAGATTAGAAAGAGCGTATGTTTAAGAGGAAAAAATAATGGATTTTTTGGAAAACACCATACTGAAGAAACATTAAGAAAAAATGCAGAATGGCATCATTTACATCCAAACTCAAAAGACACTATGGATAAAATCCATAAGAAAAATATTGGCAAGCATAGAACACTTGAACAACGAGAAAGACAGTCTAAAGCTGCCTTAAAAAGAGATAATACTAAAAATAATGAAAGAATTAAAAAAGTTAAGTTTCTTTATGAAAAATATAAAAATACTGGAGGCAAGCTCGTATGGAACGAGTTCCAAAAACATTATAAGGAGTTTGAGAATGGTACTTTCAGATGAAATGAAAAATGAGCTTAGAGACGAATATGAGAATTGGAAAAAAGAACAATACGCCGATAAAACTATAAAAGAAAGACAAGATTTAGGTGCTTATTTCACACCACCTGAATTGACATTAAAGATGCTCGAAAAGCTTGATATAAAAAAGAATGATACTCTTTTGGACCCATGCCTTGGAGCTGGTGGGCTTTTAGCTGCTGCTATCATCATGAAAAAAGTAAAGCCTGAAAACTGTTATGGAATTGAATTAGATGCTGATATTTTGAAGATTGCACAAAAACGTCTTTCAAAATTAGGCGTGCCTTTAGTCAACTTGCATCATGGAAATGCTCTAAATTCACAATGTTATGAGTTCAAAGATGGTTATAAATATGATGCAGAAAATGATGTAGTTACAACTATGCAGTTTTCTAAAAGTTGTTCTAGATTTGGACAATTACGAGCAAGAGGTTAATATAAAAATATGGGCTTGAAAATTACAAAAAATAAAAATCGTTCAGATTGGCTTCTTGTTGACGCCGACTTCCGTTCACTCCAAATGTGTCTCGCAATGGCAGACTGCGGTCTTAATGATAAAGGAATAGACCAGGTCTGCTATGACATTTATGGTCCTGGGGGCAGCAATGACGCTCACAGTGTTACTGGTTTTAATACATTCATCTCTCCAATTCATGGTAAAATCATTGAGATTGAAGACTTAGAGACTGGTAAGAAAACAGTTTTCGGACACAAACAGAAGATTGCAGTTGAAAGAAAAGACTTCACAGGAAAATACAATAAGATTGAAATTCTTGGTGAAGAATTCCGAGAAGATGACAAGTTTGTATCGTATGTTTAATAGCACTAATTAAACATCATGAAAAACTTAGTTCAAAAACTCGGATATGCAGCTGGTGACTTTGGCTGTAATTTTATCTTTGCAACATTAGCAACTTGGTTTATTCCATTTTGTGTTTCTAAAGGCTTGTCTATTTATGAGGCAGGCCTTATTATTTTCATATCTAAATTTATCGATGCGCTTGTAGATTTCTTTCTTGGTTACATCATCGATAAAAGACAATACAGAATTAAAAAATTTATGTTAGTTGGAGCGCCTTTAGTTATCCTGTCACTTTTGGCGCTTCGACTCTCATCAGATTTCCTTTCTCTTTTTGTTTCATTTACATTATTAAATTCAATCAGTTACAACATTGTAAATATTCCATACAGCACATTAAATTTACGTATGACAGATGACCCAAACGAAAAAGTGTCATTAAATTGCTGGCGCATGTTTGGCTCAATTTCATGCATGATTTTAGTAAATACTGTCACTCCAATCATTGGAAACATGCATATTGTAAATGGAATTTTATTTTTAGTCTTCACATATTTCTGTGCTCTAACATGTAAAGAAAACTATACGCCACAAGCACGCAGTGATATGGTTATTAAAGAAGTTGTTTGTGCAGTTGGCAGCTCACTTTCTTTCTGGATTGCTTCAGTAATTTTCTTTATCATCAATTGTAAGCTTACATTGACATTCATAGACTTTGGACTTCATGGAGAAACAGCAGGCATAAACACACTTTTATTTATGGGGCCATCTCTTATAATGATGTTCATTCTTCCATCAATCTACAAACGCATTTCTAAAAAGCTGATATTAGCATGCGCATTTATGGCATCAACTTTAATTGCTGTTTTGGACTTGACACAATATAAAAGCTGTATTTTGATTGATGGTTTTGCATTCTCAATTATGGCTTCACTTTTATATAATCTTTATGCTGATGTTTCAGAACACATTGAATACAGAAATGGCCTTCAAATCCAAGCTTTCTTATTTGCAATGGCAAGTATTCTAACAAATCTCGCAAGCGGTATAACAGCTCTTACAGCTGAATACATCAGCACTGCTTCAATCTGCATCTTAAGCATTGGAACAATTGCTTCATTTATGAATTACATGCACAGTCTGAATAAAAACTAATTTTCTTATAATGACAGTAGAAGAACGAGTTGAACATCTTAAGTCATCAATCAAGCATAATAAAAAAGTCGCTGATAGAACTCAGCGACTTCTTGAAAAAGAAGAGTCAGAATTAAAAAAGTTGGAAAAAAAGATTTGTGTCTGTCCAGCTTGCAATAAGATGCAAGAGCTCAAATCTTTGAAAGCCACTCATATTATTTGTAAATATTGTGGCTATCAAATCACAAAGTCTTAAAACAGTCTTTCAGGCATCTGGTCCTCTGAAACTGTGTCGATATAATTGTCTTTAAATATCAACAATGCATCTTGTTTTTTAAGTTCACGTTGAACTAAATCTTGCAATGAATGACTGAACCCTTGAGACTCGATGTCTTCAGGCAACTTATTCGAGATGAAAATACAACCTTTTCCAGAGTTTATTCTTTCACGCAAAAATTCATCAATATATCCCAACTGATTTCCAGATGCCCATACATGGATTTTATCTTTACTGAATGCTTCATCCAAAATTAAAACATCACAATTAAGATAGTCTTCAGCTTTTTCTTTTGCTTCTTCATCTCTTTGAGAATTCCACAAAGTATCAACCAAAGTCTTCATAAGAACATACCTGCAATCAATGCCTTTTCGCAATAAGTCTACGCCAATTGCTTGGACAAATGATGTTTTTTGTGTGCCATTGTCTCCATAAACATAGATAAATGAAGACATTACTTTTTCCTTATTTGGGCCAATAAAACAATTATCATATGCAAGAAGACGCTCTGTTTCAGCTTTAGACTTTGTGCCAACATAGTCTGTTTCGAGAGTATATTCTATTGCATCTTTTGAGAAGCCGCGATTTAACGCTTTTCTTTCTAATTCTCTTTCGAGTCTCCAGACTTTGTGGTGGTGACACTCATTAATAAGTCCTTTTGGTCCAAGGAAATATCCTTCCGGAATAGACGAACCATCTTTTTTCTTACATTTTCTGCAAGGTATAAATTTCTCCATATTTTATGTCCTTTTTCATTCTCAAGAAGCTTAAACCATCTTAATTTATAGCCTCTCTTATAAAAGTTTATAAGGTTGGAATAATTTTCATATTTATCAACTGCTTTGAGCTTTGCAGAGTCAAACAAACAATATCTTTTTATCAGATTATCATAAACCACAATATCATTTTGAGTTGATATAACTGAGTTAAGATAATTTCCACAAATAACAGTGCCATCGTTTTGTTCTTTTTCAAGGAAACGCTTTAGAAATTTTTCTGAGTCTTTTATATCTAAAGAACCAACTCTTTCAAAGTCTTTTGAAAATTCTTCAAATAAAAGAAGATTTCCAAACTTTACAAGTCTACCAATATCAAACACAGGATAATTTGCATCAAAAAGATAATGTTGATTTCTCCAGATAATTGTAGTTACTTCTTTCCAAAAGTCATCTTGAACAGACATATCTTTTCCTGTATAGCCTTTTAAAATTCTGTCATTTAAGTCTATACGGATAATTCTATAGCTATTCTTAATGTCATCATCAAGATTGGTAAACATAATTATATATTAATTCCTTGTAATCAACATTCTCATCATAATTGATAGACTTATGCTGTGTTATTCTCCACCACCAATACCAGTGCTCATTATGGGAGCTCAAGTCTTCACCTGTCAATGGATTTTGAAAATTATCCATTCGTCTGTGAATAAATCTTTGAAGCGTTACAACATTTTTTGGATTGTAAATGACTGTTGAGTCTACAGACGCTGAAATAACATGTGCTGGGTCAAGAGCTTTTTGAGAGCCATCTTTTAAAAGATAGGCTTCTTTCAATGATATACAAAATTGAAATTGGCAGCGCCCTTTATCCCTTTTTCTGACTTGCTCTTTACATTCAGTCCATTTAGGGTCTTCAGAAGAGCGTCTGCCAACTGAGACTTTATTTGTTTTCTTGCCGATATTTTCTATTGCCATAACAATTAAATAGTCTCAAGGTCTTTTTCGTCAGCTATATGAACTGTAATTTTATGTGGAATATATGGAACTCCAAGCTTTCGTTGACTATCAAGAACACCATGGCGAGGAATACATTCTTCAATAAGAGCACAAACATCATCATATTTTATCTGATGATTTGGAAGCATTTCATTCCATTTTTCAAGTTCATCTTTCAATGACATATTCTCAATATTGATTTCTTCACCTTCACGGAAAATCATTCCAGTGTCAGGGTCAGACTCTTCAATATCAATATGCATTGGAATATCAAAATAAGGCTGACGAGCAAAAGCAGCTATTTCTGTCAAAAATGCATAAAAAATATCACGCTCAACTTTGTAAACGTAACATTCGAACGAATCATGCACTGTGTTGAAGACACGTGTACGTAAACCAAATCGTGTTACAAAATTCATAATTGCTGTCACGTCAGGCATTGCCTGATAAACTTCAGCAGTCTGAATTGGAGAGTTTGTTGCATCATTACAGAGGTGAGCAAACTCACTCTTATAAAGCAAAGCATCAGCCCCAACAACCTCGCCTTCTGCATTCTTCTTCATCCAACGCAATTCAGCAAGATGACGAACTGGTCCTACCCATGAGCGAACATATCCATGGACTTTTCCAAATTTCTGTTCACGAGCAGTTCTTTCCAAAAGACATGGATAAATCTTAAAGAAGAGCTCACGGATTTTTGTACCAACGACTGAATATTTTACAGACAATGGGTCAACTTTCTTACCATTACTTTGGTCAGACAAAATCTTTGCATTTACAGCATTTGCCAAACCAAAGTTATTCATAGCTGTTGTTACTTTATTTTCATCAAAACCATAGCCCTTTAGTTGAACTCCAAGTGAAGGCCCAGAACAACCAAACAAGGCGCCAAAATTGATTTACATTTGCATCTAACTACCCCCGCAGGGGCGTCAGATGCCTTTCGCATCGGCACGTGTTCCTTTGAATGGCTTAATTTTCTTAAGCTTCAAGAAATCATCAAGAGTCATTTCTCTTTCCGTAATTCGATACAAAAGGCTACCTCCTTAAAGGACTTACTTCGTGGAACGTCCCATTTTCCAACCTTCTAAAAGTTTAGTGTTTATTTCGTCCTTTGAAAAATATTTATCAACACCATCTTTATTCATAATCTTTTTTCCAGTTGTAGTTGACATATCACGTCCTCTACATCGCTTTTTTGCGCTTTCAGACATTTTTTTGCGTGTGTCATTTCCAATTGGAAGACGACCTTTTACAAAACCTTGGGACAAATATAGATTAACATCTTCAGGTTTAGACTGAATTTGTTTTATTCCATTGTTCATTACAATTTTGCCTTTTGAAGCTAAAGCAGCTTTTTTACATCTTTCTTCATAATTCTCAGGTGTTATTCCACCATGATAATTTGAAGTATCTCTGCCATTTTTCCATGACTTTTTTGCGCTCTCAGATTGTTTTTTCTTTGTTTCTTCTGAGCGTTTACTGCCAATTTGCCTTTTATGGTATTCTTTCACCTTTTCAGATTTTTTTAAAGACGCTTTTACACTTTTAGAAATTTTCTGTAAAGACTCTTTATTAAAGACTGAGTATTCTTCTCCGCCTAATGTCTTATTATAACCATACCGGCAATCAAATGAACAATTTGCAACAATGAAAAAATGCTCATAAAAAGACAAGTCTTCTTTTTTACATTCTTTCAAAATTGAAAATGAAAAGTTATCAAGTCCATATTTTTTGAATGCAGCTGATAGATGCTGATTAGACTCATGCTTTTTGTGAGCTTCAATTCTTTTTTCAATATCAATGGACTGTCCAATGTAAACTTTACCATTTACTAAGTTTCTAATTTCGTATATTCCAACCATATAAAATTAGTTGAACTTTAGTGCTATATTTGCTTGTTAATTGAACTTCATTCTCTTACCAAGACGTGCTTCACGCTGCTTTTCAGCTTCTTCTTCAGAAAGAATTGGTGCGCATTCATCAGTTGGAACGTAGTCTTCGCCCATATATTCAGTCTCATAGTTTTTCCACTGAGGCTCTTTCATATTCTGAACATACTGGCTCAATTCATAGCAGCCCTGTTTCCAAAGAGCAATCTGCTTTGCAGCTGACTCAACCATCAAGCGTGAAATGTCAAAATGACAATCTTTGTCATGACGCATCTGTGAAATTCCAGAATCGCGCATAGACTCTCGCAGCATTCTGACATCATCAAAGTAAGATGATGTGATAACTTTTACTCCATTTTTCTTTGTACGTTTTACATAAACAGACATAGCTCGTGCCTCTCAATATTGTTATTTTATTATAAATATAATATTAATAGCATTGATGACATCTAAAAATTTACTTACCTGTTTAAATAATCTTTAAAAGGGTAACTAAAAAGTTCCCTATAGATTTTAAATTATATAATAGTAATATGGAGAATTTAAATTATCATAAAATAATATACTAACTAATTTATAATATAAAAATCAACATTACGTTTATATACGAAATCCAGTGTTGATATGTGGAGACTAGTAAATGGAAAGACTACGTGAGAGCTGGACATTCGGCTCAGGTGATTTCCAGAATAAATGTACTAAGCTTGATGAGTCAGTTTATACTGCCCGTTATAAGATTGTAAAGAAGCTTGATGAAAGTTGCGATACTGCAGCAATCTTAAAAGCAGGACAAAGACTCAAGGAAGCTCTCGGTGATGATGATGCTTCTATTAAGCTTTTGGACTCTATTCTTGAAGCACTTAAAACAAATGGCGCTGACAATTCCTTCAAAGTTTGGCGCATTCCTGTCGCTAAGTATGACCATAAAAATCTAAATGGTCGCATCTACCCTCGACAACTTTGGCAAAATATCCTCGACAACCAGCAAGACACATGGAAAGGTTTGTGTGGACTTTCA